AACGAGTTCTTTGATTATTACTTTGGGGTTAATACTCCGGTACCGCTTGCCGATGCGCCTTGTGCAGACTTTCACCAGGACAGCTATATCAAAGTATTCAAAAACCCCAAAATTGTACAGTTTAGACGCTGGTTTCGTGGGGCTGCAAAGTCCATTCATACAAACGTTGGGAATGCGCTGCACCTCAAGCAAAATGATCAACTCTTTTTTGCATTGCTCATTGGTCGTAATGAGAAAGCCGCAAAGCTCCTGTTAAGTGATATTCAGGTACACCTCGAAAGCAACGAGCGGATCATTAAAGACTTTGGAATGCAAATGAACCACGGCAACTGGGCTGATGGATTCTTTGAAACTTTAGACGGGCGCACCTTTTTAGGCTTGGGTCTTAACCAACCTTTCAGGGGTTTGAGAACCGGGCAGTACCGTCCTGATTTTGCGAGTGTAGATGACTGCGAGGATCGCAAAGAGGCTAAGAATAAGGAACTCATTCAGGAGAAGGGCGAGAAGATCACAGGCGACCTTAAAAAAGCCTTTCACCTGCACCGGGGGCGATTGATCATACCGAATAACTACATCGTGAAAAACGGGCTCAATGATTTTCTGTTTGAGAAGTTCAAAGGCAAGAAAAACACCGATATGAGCACCATCAATCTACGCAATGCAGACCGCTCTCCATCCTGGCACCAGCGATACACGCCTCAAATGATTGATGAGATTGATGAGGAGACCGATTGGTACACCTCGCAGCGTGAGGACTATAATAACCCTATTGAGGAGGGTAAACTGTTTAAAAAGGAGTGGATCAGGTACGAGGAGCTGCCCAGGGATAACAAGTGGAATGCGCTAATCGGTTTCTGGGATTTGAGTTATAAATCCACAGGGGATTACAAGGCGTTTGCGCTGCTTGGGGTTCATAAGCAACGTATTTATGTACTTAAGGTATTTGCGCGTAAGTGTGAGATCACAGAGGCCGTTAAATGGCATTATGATCTCGTACAGGAGATGGCAAAACAAGGCGTTAAAGCTTTGCATTATTACGATGCCACAGCCGCTCAGGAGGCGGTGTATGGTCCCATTTTTCAGGAGGAGGCACAAAGACGATCCTTTTTTGAGATGCCAATGGCCAGCCGTGATCAGCACGTGGACAAACACCTAAGAATTGAGGCAACCCTTACCAGTGTATTGTTTAACAAAACGCTGGTATTTGACAAGGCATTAAAAAACACTCCTGATATGGAGGAGGCAGAGACACAGCTGCTCTCCTTTGAGAAGGGCACAAAATCTCCGGATGACTTTCCGGATGCTTTGGAGAACTGCGTGAGAAAAGCCCAGTTTTACTTTACAGCAGATTTGCAAGGATGGGGAAAGCCCCTAATGCACAGACATAAAAGAGGAGGTTGGTAATGAGTTTACGAAAGGAAATACACGACTTAATTAGCGCACGTTTGACAGCTCAGGCAGTATATGAGGTGGTTGATATGTGGAAGGCACAAATAACACCCACTAAAGACAATCTGGTGCAAGGTTATCCGGCTGCTTTTATATCAATTGGTGCCATCAATTGGCAGGATATGACACTGGGCGTAAAAGAGGGCGCGGTCACCATTGACGTGTACCTGTTTTTTAATAAATACGGTGATACGTTTGACGGTGCCACAGATCGTGAGGACAGCTTTGCCATAATTGACACGGTTGAAGCTTCAGCGGAGGCCATTCACTGGCTCACTGATAATGATATTATGGAGATCACGCAAACGGGGGAAACTGATCTGACTGAGCGTTATGGTCGCCCGGCCTTTAAACTCACGTTTACCACCACTGCATACAAACAAATAAATCCCAAAGTGCATGTTAATTAGCAAAACAGAACTCAAAACAGTATCAGTACCCGAAGTGGTACAAAAAGTCATCAACCAGGATGACAGCATTGCCAATGATATCATAAGCGAAAGTGAGGCGGTAATGCGCTCGTATTTGACCGCGCGGTTTGATGTAGAAACCATTTTTACAGCAGAGGGCAATAACCGGGATAAAGTGATTGTAAAATACCTCAAGGATATTGTGATCCACGAGCTGTACACACGAAAAACTGAAAATTACCACGAGGTAACCAAAGGGCGATATGATGAGGCTATGCTCTGGCTTGAGAAGGTTGCAAGCGGTAAAATACCGGCAGGACAACTGCCTCCCAAACCGGTGACCGAAGGTGATGACAGCACTGGGGATGGCTTTATCAAATTTGGAGGTAACACGCGATACCCCTCTCAATTTTAGGCAATGGATCAGGACGATTTCATAAGGGATATACAACGGCAAACGCGAGAGCTTGAGCAATTTCTTGAGGATGATCTGCTCGATATTATTGAGGTGGAAGGACTCAATCATTTTGAGGAGTCTTTCGAGAATGAGGGCTTTACCGATGAGTCTCTTGAAAAATGGCAACCCCGTAAAACCACAGACAAGCGGGGGCGTGACATTACCCGATACAGAACCGGGCGCGTAGGACGTGCCGGGGAGCTTAATGCCTATGGCCGCAAAAATCAGGGGCGGGCAATTTTAACCGGTCACGATACCGGTGACAAGCTGCGTAACAGCCTAAAGGCAACCAAAGTAAATGACGGGGTTGAATTTAGCACCGATAAGGAATACGCAGAGGTACATAATGAGGGCAGTGATATAATGCCGCAGCGTCAATTTATGGGAGCCTCAGAGGTACTTAATGATGCCGTCAAAAACAAGATTGATAAAACACTCGATAACATATTTGACCAATGATCGAAATACTTAACCACAGAGGTGAACCCATTGCAAAGGCAAAAAACAGCTTAGAACTGGCCGGCAAAAGTCAAAAGGTAATGCTTGACCTGGTACGCCAGCAACACAGCGTTTACCGTCAGGAAATTAGTGACTATCAAATGGCCAGACTGGAGCGGTTAAATACTCAGGCTCCTGCAACCTATCTTTTACAAACCTTGTACAAAGATGTGATCCTTGATGCTCATCTCACGGCGGTGATGGAAAACCGAATTTTGCGCATCGTTAATAAGCGTTTTGTGATCAAGGATGAGAAAGGGGTTGCAGATCACGAGCGGTCAGAATTTCTTAACCGCAGATGGTTTACAGACACCGTGCGCTATGTTATGGAGTCGATTTTTTACGAGTACAGCCTTATCCACTGGATCAAGGATGTGGATGGCAAAATCCTTAAGGCGCGTAAAATACCACGCGAGCACGTTAACCCTGATCGTGGGATCGTGGTCAAGAGCGTTTACGATCAAACCGGTCTGCCTTATGAGGAGTTCCCTTTTGATCTGCAACTTGCCAAACTTTATGACGGTTATGGCCTTCTGGAGAAAGCTGCACCGCTTACCATCTTAAAACGCCACAGCTGGGCATCTTGGGATGAGTTTGAGCAAATCTTTGGTATGCCCATTCGTATTGCTAAACTGGGCACTATGAATGACGAGGTAAAAAATGAGGTTGCCAGTTGGCTCAAGACGATGGGAACCGCCTCTTATGGTGTTTTCCCTCAGTTTGCAGATATTGAGATCAAAGAAGCCAATAACCGGGATGCGTTTAACGTCTTTATGAAAAAGATTGAGACGGTTGACAGCCAGCTCTCCATTTTGGTAAACGGTCAGACAATGACTACGCAAGACGGATCAAGCCGATCTCAGGCCGAGGTGCACGAAAATACTCAGGACGAACTCACCGAGGCAGACCTGCGCAATGTGGTACACTGGCTTAATGACAACCTGGTACCGGTACTGCGCAATGCCGGGTATGATATCAAAGATACTGAGCGCATTGGTGTTGAGATGTTGAGTGATCCCATTGATAAAATGAAAATCGATGAGAAGATCATGAACAATAGCGGGTACCGCCTTACTCAAAAATATCTGGAGTCCACTTACGGCGTGGAACTGGAACCACTACCGGCACCCACACCACCAAAACCCGGAAACTCCGGCAAAGAAGATCCCGAAAAAAAAAAGGAGTAAAACTGCTTGATCTGTATTACCGCAGTCATTGTTGTGAGGTCATCCAGTTGTCAGGTGAAGCTCCTAAAATTGATCCCTCGGTAATCAGGAAACTGCTTGAGGAGATTTACACCGGCAAAAAGCCCAACCAAAGGGAACTGTTTAAGCAAACCGCCTCGCAACTTATTGAGGCGGTTTATGGCGGTTATGGAGCTAATTTGAGGAGCATCAATTACAATACACCAGACTTTAAGATGCTCAACGAGCTGACGTATAATGTCGGGGTGTTTTCAGCATTTAAAAACCACAGTCAGGTACGGGAAACGGTCAAGCTCCTTATTGATGCAGACGGCAAAACCCGAAAAAAGGAGGACTTTATTGCTGAGGCGCGAAAACTGGATGCAGACTACAACTCCCGGTACCTTACAGCTGAGTATAACAGCGCCACAGCTTCAGGACGTATGGCCTCAAAATGGCAGGGCATAGAGCGCACACGATCACTATACCCTAACATTATGTATATCGCGGTGGTTGATGACCGTACACGGGAGCTACACAAGAACTGGCACCGGTTAATCCTGCCCATTGATCACCCTTTTTGGGACACACACTATCCACCCAATGACTGGGGATGCCGTTGCAGCATCAGGCGAACCGATAAGCCTGTAGATGATCGCGGGTTAAACGTTGAAGACATGCCAAACCTGCCCAAACAATTTAATACCAATGTGGGCAAGACCGGCAAAGTCTTTAACAGCGATCACCCATACTTTAAGATCAAAGAGTTTAAGCGGGTCGCATTAGAAGCCCGTAAGGCGTTGATCAATTTTCAGCAAAAGGAACTTAAAGACTATGCGAAAACAGCACTGTCAGGCAGTTATAAAATTGCCAGTATTGCAGAGCCGGTACATTACTCATCTGCGGGTATTGGCAAACTCATTGACCGGAATAAAAGGAGTGCAGACTGGTACCAGACGGTAAACCTCCTGTACGATATTAAACGCTTTGTGGCTGATGTGGCCTTTGAGTTTTTTGAAGCGGGAGAGGCTCAAAAAGATGGTGTTTTGGGCAGGTATTTAGGGTATAAAGAGTTTGATGGGGAGACGTATGAGATATGTTACCGTAAGACGCTGGCAAGGACTTCATTTTACTACATACGTAAGATCAAATAAAAAAACCGTTGAGTTATGATAATATGGCCTAAGCTTTAATTACCCTCAACGGTTAGCGGATTACAAAGATATGAAATTATGCTGATTGACTGTATATGCCCTCGTGGTTAAAAATGGCCGCAGCTGTACGGGCAGTTAAAAAGAACTCCTGAGCGACTTTTTCTAAAAGAGCACCGTGCCGCCATTGAGGATGCTTTTTGCTAAGCTCCTCATATCGGTTTCTTAAATTTTGATCCCGTAATTTTTTGAGTTGTTTATCGCGCGCCATTATTGCAAATATAGATGCGTTTGTTAATAAATGCAAAACGGATTTAAAAGACAAAAGCTGACACCGTGGGGATGTCAGCTTTTCGAGTGGAAGCAATATATTGATTATTTTAACTGGTCGTCAAGTTCATTAATGCGCTGTGCAATTGATCTGGAGGCCATCAGGTTTGGATTTTTGTAATCGGCATACTTTTTATAACTATCCAAAGCCAGTTTACGCAGTTGCGTTCTGTACTCCGGGTTGATGTAGCCTTTAAACTTAAGTATTGACTGATCCTCCTCCGGTTGCGTGTACGCATCTGCCATCGCATAGGCGGTATTGGCAAGACGTAAATACAAATCCTTTTTATCGTTCTTAGCCTCCAGAGCTGCCTCAATCGCTTTAAGGGTATTCTCACTTTCTTTTAAAGTGGGTGATCCCTGAGCGGTAAACTCGTAATGCGCAAAAGCCGCATACGCTAAAATGGTGGAGTCCTTTGGCTGGGTCTGTACCAGATCGTCTGCCAATTTCGCTGCCTGCTTATACTTCTCAGCTGCGTACAGGTCTTTAAATTCCTGTACCTGGTCTTGAGCAAATCCAGTTAATTGAACTAATACGAATAGTGTAAATGAGATAAGTTTCATTCTTCAGTTAATTTTGGGCTTTTACGAGAAAATGGGACGAATGTTGATGTCAGGTTTTTGTGCATGTCATCACTATAGAAGTAAATCCATCCTCCCGGAACTCTAACAATTTTTGTATAGCTATTACCTTTGTGGCTTGTAGTAGCTTCATGTAATTTCAATTCGTAAATATCTTTATTCATTATCTGGAGGTTTTGATCAAAGATACTTAAATAATCAATTGATCTGCCGGTAACATAATTACACCGCCTTTTTTAGTATGTATGCGTGTGGCCTTGAGGGCTTGCTTCAATAAGCTTTTAGTATAACCTCCCTGAGCTTTGTAATACTTCTTAAGATATACGCTGTACTGCGTCCACTCGGCCTCATTGGCCGGTTTAAATGCAACGAGATCGTGATCCAAATCCTGAGGCACTTTATACATGTGGCTGATGGCGCGCTCCCCACAATGAATGCAGTCTATAAACATTGGCGTGACTCCCATATCACGGTGTTTGATTACCGTATTTTTGCCACAGCTGCACGTGTATGCATTTACTTTGGGTTCGGTTTCTTCGGGTTGTAATTTGATTGTTTTAGCCATTTTAATGGGTTTTAATTGTGATTAAAATTGAATTTTAGCAATCCTGATTTGCCAGGCACCAGTGATGAAAACAATGCCCGAGATTATATATAGGCTCGTTACAATTTTTATAACAGCATAAGCCGGGGTGTTTTGGTTGCGTCACCTTTTGCGATTGCCGGTTAAAGAACCTGCGCAAAATGTACCCGCGCAAGATTGATATAACCGTAAAAAATAGCGTTATTAAGAGGTTCTTACCCGCTGAGCTGGGCACGCCTACCAATGGGAAAATTATAAATGTGCTGCCCAGGGATATTACAAAGCCCACAGCGGTGTTTGTGATGGCCTCCAGTAAGGAGTGTTTTTTAGTTTGTGTCATTCTTATCTATGTGTTTATAAATTGGTAAATGATGATCATCTAAATCCTCAATCATTGCCATTGCGACAGCAGCTACTTGTACCAACTCTGTGCGCATATCTTTTAGGGCCTTCAGCTGTTTTGCTTCATTATCTGAAAATGTGTAGTTAACACCTTCCTCGTTTACTTCGCCCACCTCCTCACCGAGGATCATTAACCACTCTGCGGGGTGGTGGTACCGGTTCCATCCAAACTTCTCATTTTGGCGTACGCGTTCTTTGAGACAATCCTCTACGATCTTAGTATGGGACTCTGTTACTTTTTTTAGATTATCGTCCATTACTCCTCGTCGTTTTCGTTACAGTCCTCACAGAAACCACAAAACATATCAAGTTCCTCCTGATCCACGTAACTCAGGCACTCGGGGCATTGTGGTTTTTCGTTGATCTCAACCGGGAATTTTTCGATCATTTCAAGCGCGATAGTTACACCCATTCTAATCCCTTTGTTATGCTTCTTAGGGACATCAATGATCTGTCCGTCTGAGCCTTGTACCTTAAAGCTTTCCTTACCTTCGGTGATCATTTTTAGTTGACCTACGATGTTTTCATTCCATTGTTTTAAGGCTAGGATCGCCTCTAATTCTTGTGACATAGTTTAATTATTGAGTTATTGATTTCTAGTAAAAAAGCCGTTTCATTACGCTGCCATCACTATACATCTTGTCAAGAGGTATGCTGGCATTTGGTTCTGTACCATCCCAACCGTTTGGGAATGTCCTAGCAGTAATTAATTCTTTAATTCGTTTGCCTTCAGCTGAGTTAATCAGGAATAGTTTTGGCCTACCGATTTTAACCGCCTCGATATTGATTTCATTTTGAATGTCAATTATTTGATTAAGAAAATCCAGTCTTGCAGAAAGTGTTAGTGGCCCCATACGCTGTTGATTTTTTGCAAGAGTTCCATCCTTTTTGCGTTGCCCGCCTGCTTTACGTAATCTATATTGAGGCTTTTTCATTTCGCGATAGATGGGCTTTAAGCGTTTTAAAGGCTGGAGATAGGACCACTCTGGTATATTGATAACATTGTCGAGAGCTTTGTCTTTTGAGGCTAATGGACAGCCTATACAACCCGTTCGGGCATTGATCTCCTCAGCTTCATCGCCCCCGTAAGCATCTGCAAGTATTGAAGTGTCCCAACCCCCATATTTGGGCATAGGGGCAAATACTTTTAGCCAATCCCAAACATTACAAACACGCCAGTGAAGTATTGGAGCAAGCGTGGCGCAAAGATCATTTTGGAGGCCAGTCTGGTACCAGCCTTGACCGCACTCGGCTCCGTCTTTTGAGCAGCTTACATTTATGCGTTGATCGCGTATAGAACTTTCACCAAGTCTTACTCCTGTCAACATTAAAACCTTTTCAGATTTTTCCTTTTGAAATTCTGACAAAGCGGCCTCCATCGGTTCTACTTTGATTTGACCAGTACACCACCTAAATGTATTTGAAGGGGGAGGCACTCCGCGACCAAGTATATAAACCAAAAAGCGGTCATCAATTGGGGCTGTAACAATCCGTACTTTAACGCCACGTTCTTCGAGCTGTTTGGTAAGTATTTGAGCAGATAACCAAAGTGGGGGCAGCTCCATTCGAGTATCAGCTGCAAAAATTGTAAAGGTTTCAGGTTTTGGGATTTGACCATTAGTGATCAGCTGTGTCACCAATGTCACCACCGTGGTTGAGTCTTTTCCCCAACTCCACGCAGCCGCCCAATGCTTATGTTTTGAGCCATATTCTTTAAGACTGGCAATGGTTAGATCAATTGACTCAGCAACGGTTATTTTTTCGGTACCAAATATGTTGAGTTGGTCTTTCATCGCCCCATCTTGTTAAGTACCCAAAACTGCACGCCAACCTTCAGCTGAAAGATGCCGTGGTTTGCGATATCTGGGCGCTGTTGGTATTCCGGTTCGGCAACCAGGGTAAAACGGCCTATACGATAGCCCAGGGTTGCACGTGCGCCCCAAGCGAGATACGCCTCGTTAACTTGCCGTTTTAAAATGCCGTATTGTAAGGAACCGGAGACGATGACTTTTGAAAACGGCTGCACGTATGCGCCGGCACCTAAAGCCATATAGGTATAATCCTGCTGGGGAAAGCCATTGTAAAAAGCGTAAACCAAAACGTTGCGGTTGTATGCCCCGGCCTCAATCTTAAAGTCGGTACCAAAATCGTCGCGCTCCATACGCGGGTTATCTACCACGTTTAAAAGGTTATTAGGATCAATTGTCGCGCCCAGGTACCAGTGATCAATTTCAGCAGTTTGGGCAAGTGCCAGGAATGGCACAAAAGCGATGAGTGTGAGTAGTGTTTTCATTATTCAGGTTCTTGATTAGTGTCTTTTTTTGCCTTTGCAGCCTCTTCAAACATTTGGGCGACAATGGGGCTTTTGCGCTTGATTTCGTTGCGCTTTCGGCTTCCTAAGCCTCCACCGGTACGGCGATGATCTACTTTGGAAGTTCCTACGCCTTCAAACATCTTTTTGGCAACATCCGGGTGCATTTTATCGGTGTTGGCGTTAAAGGCTTTCTTTTCCTTTTCGGTTAGATAGGCCGCAGCTTCGCACCGCTCGTCAAAGTATTCTTGCAACCATCTAAGCACTTTAGGCCCCGTCACGCTTTCAAAGCTTGGCTCGTAGTATTCATCCTTGCAGCGGTCAAAAAAGAGCGTGAGATCGGTTATTTTAAGCGGGTATTCGTCATAGATGCGCTCGGCTGTACGCTCGATCTGGGCATCGCTCATTTTGCGCTTTACGGTGCTATAATCGTTGAGATCAAGAAGCCAAAGGGTTACGTAACCAATGATCCACTCGCGCCCGTGTGACTTTGCCAGTTCTGAAAGCCTTGGAGCCGGTACCGTTAAGGCATCGGTTACGCGCTTTAGTTTTTTGCTGTGCTGAAAACATTTAGCCGGGTGGTACAATACCAAGTCTCTCTGCCGTTTTTGCTCTGAGGTCATCAGTTCCCCCGCTGGTTGCGTTTTTGCCGGTGTTTGCTTTGAGTTCATTGAGTATGATGTTTAGTTTTGAATTGATGTATTTGAGGTCGGTGTTTTGCTTGTGGAAGTCGCTCAGGTGTTTCCATTTGCTTAGTATGACTTTCCACAGTTCCAGAGCTGCTAAATCGTCACCGGCAACCTTTTTGAGATAGGTGATAATCTGTTTAAGGGCTTTGCCTTCAACTCCCGTAAACTTGGGCTCTATACCTGCAAAACCTTCATAGAAAACAAACCAGGCATCTGAGAACTGGGTATACATGCTTTTCTTCTTTTCGATTTTGGTGTAGGTGACATTTTTGCCATAGCGGTTCTGGTATTGCTGCACCTCCTTTTCGAGAAGCGGTACCACAATACCAAAGCTGTCGAGGATCGTGTCTGTGATTTGACCGCTTACGCGCTCAACCCTCCAGAACTTCCCGGAGCGGTACCCAACCTTTAATTTGAGGTTGTGCTTGGCGATGTATATAGTGTAATGGGTGGTCATAGGTTATTCTTTTGAAAATGCACACCAGATGCCGTACATGGCAAATGCGTGAATGAAAATGAGGTAGGCTTCAAGTAAATCCATTATGTACAATCTGTTTTTGGTTTATCGATATCTGAACCGCATTGGCGGCAATGGGTGACGGTGGTTTCGCAAGTACAGCAGACCTCAATGAGGCGGGTATATAGTGCCTCTGGTGGATGCTCGCATACCTGCTCAAATGGGATCGGTGTACTCATATTCAATTCGATTAATGCGTTGATCTCGTTTGCACTTGTTAGCCTGGCAATACATCACGATAAAGTCCTCAGGAAACAAATGGGGAAACCCTTCAAGCTCACACTCCTTTTTAGTGATTTGGTAGAGGCGCTGCACGCTTATCGCAGTCACGCGTATGGGACAACCAATCTTTACCTGCTTTTCACCTTTTTTGAGCCCCATACATTTCTCAACGGGCTGTATAAGGTCTCCTACTTTCAGATTGTTCCAGCCGTTGCGACGTGTTACGGTTTTGGTTTGGTTTTGTACTTGCTCTTTTGTGAGCGCGAATGACATTCTTCTCATTTGTAAAGTCCTTTTAAGATGCCCTCAAGGGCGGTTATGATCTTGCTGCACTCTTGTGGAGTCATTTTTTTGAGTGGTTTCTGTACGGGGGATTTATCACTTTGTAACCAGGAACCGAAGCGCTCAAGGTCTGGTACCATTCCATATTTAGGATGGCGTTTACGCCAAAGAACCTGATGCAAGAGGCTCATGATCTGCATGTGCTTGGAGTTTTTCTTGTCGAAGTATGCCCAGAATAGGGCTGAGTCCTCCTTACTGGCTGCGATGGGCTGCATACCCATTTGCTTGAGGATCATATTTGCCTGGTCAAAGCTGAGATCGTTGCAACTGGTTTTTGTCTCATCACCTGTGGCCCATTGCACATACTCCTCTTTGATGTATGCGGGCTTTGCATTGAGGTGGATGAGTTGCTTTTGTTTTGCGTTTGCTTTCATATTTATAACCTTTAGAGGCGATATTTTAAATTATAACCTGTAGAGGCTATATTTTGACCCGGGCGAAGGGCTCGAACCTCCCTGCTGCCAGTCCCGGTGAGTTCCCCGCCTGCGCGGGGATAAATACCTGATCTCGCTCAGGTGGGCGGTCTTTCTGGGGCTTAAGGCGTATGTTCTTACCTAATGCTCGCTTTTAATCTCTATCCCGGTGTTTCATATACAGGGTCCGCGGGTAGAGACAGCCACAGCGCATCAACGCCGACAAGCGCTTTCCGTTCGTTAAGCATTACCCTTTCTAGTTATGCGTGATTGGTCTTGGTGTGCCTTAAAAAGGCGACCTTTTCATTTTGTGTGAGTTCCGGGCTTGCGATCCAGTTGCCGTTGGTGTCTTTATAGACGTGCTTTTCATTTACCCAATAGCTGTCCCATTGCTCTCCTGCTGTGATTTTGATCTCTGCTGCCATTATTACAAGCTTGAAAAGTTGAGATTAAGGCTGTGCCATTTACCGTCCTCCTTTTTGATCTTAAGGAGGTACCCATACCCACGTAAGTGGTTGCTGTAACTTTCTTTGATGAGTTTAAGCCCCTCAAGCCATCGGGGATCGTCGTATTTCGCCTCGTGCTGGAGTAGGTTCATTACGCGTGAGTACTCCATCTCGCCATTCTCATTGCGCTCTAAAAAGCTCATCAGGATTTCATATATCTTGAGGTCTCGCTTCTTGACAGTTTCAGTCAAAAAGCTTTTAATGAGTTCCTGCGCTTTGATGCTGCGCTCATCCCATTTTGGCTCTGTATCTCTGCGACGGGTGATGCGGTAATCTCCGGCTGCATTGGTAATTGAAAAGCCTCCTTTACTATCGCTGCGAATGCCTCCGTATTTGCTCAACTCCTCGGCCTGATCCTCCATGCGTTTATGACAGATATCTTTTAGCTCTTGCAGCTGCTCGTGAACGCCCTTGGCAAAAGACATTACAAAATTGATCGTCTCATCGCGCTTGCGCTCGTACTGCTGCTTTGCTTTCTCCTTTTCTTTGGCTTCCTTCTCTTTTTTAGTCTTAAGCAAAGCCTCAAGCTCTGCGGTGGTCATCTCCTGTGGTGATTTTGTTTGTGTGGCTTCCATTTTAGTCCTGTATTTGTTTAAAGTTTATAGATAGTCTCCCTGTGGATGTTGCCGAGAAGGAGAGTTTAAGGTTCCAGTTTTGGGCGTGATCGTCCAGTAATCGGGTTTGACTTACATCAATCTCCTCCCGAGTCCAAATGCTGGCCTCATAGGGCAGACCCTCATCGTCGTGATCAATATTGAGCTGATACGGTTCTGAGAGTACCTGAGTGACGTCCCTTTGAAAGTTTTTAATGTTCTCATCAATCTCGTGCTGCGTTATTGTTTCCATATTATTGGGTTTGGGTTAATGCTTTACCGGCATCTGCGACGAGGCTGTCATATATTCTTTTGGTATCTCTCGAAACCTGATCCCAGTCCAGTTTTAAAGCTTGCTGATAGTATTTTTTGATACGTTCCTTATCTTTCATATTAACCGCTAATTCAAGGCGTATCGTGGTCATTTTTGCATCGTCTGTTGCGCTCATGATTTTAGGTTTAAAGGATTTCGGGATTTTCGGGTTTATCCCAATTCGTTTCAGTTATGATCTCCACGATCTGAGCAACTTTGTCCTCCAGATGCTGAGGGATCGTGTAAAAAGGTTTTGCCGGTGCGTCTGCACTGAGTACCCGTGACCAGGCAGCGCGCTCCTGAGTAAGGCAAATGCGTTGCCCTACCGTCAAAATCTTATTGTGAGCAGATGCCCAGGCATATACCCAAGACAGCGTATGTATTCGGTTTAAAATGGGGTTCGTTTCCATCACTTTATTATATTTGAGTTAAGGGCCTTATTGATAAGAGGCGAGCTGTAATAAAAATTGAGTTTGTTGATGTGCTTGGTGTAGAGCTTCAGAGCATCTGAGGCACTCATAAACTCGTGATATGGGGCTGCATCCTCTCTAAATTCTGCCTCAAGCGCGTCAAGGTTTGCTCTCCACCATTTGAACAATGCTGCACAGGCTAAGAACATTTGCACCTGCTTATCGCCAAAGCCTTTGAGGTTGCACCAGTGAAACCACGCGTCAAAAACAAGCGCCTCGTACTGCTCTGGAGTCATCTTTAAAATCTCATGAGTTTTCATAGGCTTAGTTTTTATCGGTTGTTATTTCAGTGCCGTGGTATAGCTGGGCTTTCTCCTCGTCGATGGTTAGGGTACCGCCGGGGCATCTGCCGGAAACAAAACAGGCAAGACCCTGCACCCGTGTAATGATCTTGCTCATACGCTTGATCATTTTTGCAGTTGCCGTGTACGGCTCATTACGCTCCTCGTGGGCTATAAAAACAAAGAGTACATTAGGATGCGCGCGCCACAGCTTTTGGAAACCACCATAGGCCAGCTCATCTTTATACACGGTCACGTTATCTAAAAAGCAGATTTTAGGAGCCTGACGTTTATTGAGCTGCTCACTGATCTCGTCTAGGGTCTTGTACTCGCTAAACAGGAGGCTCTTATTACTGCTGTCAAGGCCGGCACGTTTACAGGCGTCAACAAACTCTTTATCAAGACCCTCCTCTGCGCTGATGTAGAGGGTACGCTCAAAGCTGCTCAGGTAATCTGCAAGCTTTAAGGCATACCACGTTTTTCCGTTCTTTTCTGCACCATAAATGATCCAGATACCGTTGCGGGTTGCATCGCCAAATACATCAAGCCACACCCCGTCAAAGTCGAACGTGTCAAACTTTTGAGAGTAAACTGTACGTATGTTAAGTGGTCTTGCCATTATCCTGCGATTTGTATTAGGGTTTTGAGGTGTCTGAGGCTTCTGTGACGTTGCTCTGCACGGTCATAGGTTTGATTGATCAAGGCGTTGACCGGTACTTTTGCGGTGTTGGCAATGGCTACATCGCCGATTAATTGCGTGTAGAATGCACGGCGATCCTCTTTACCGGTAGGTACCAGCGTGATAAACTTCTCTGAGAACCGGCTGAACAATTCTGCAAAGCCCACTTTATGATTATTGATGCCTTTTTGCATTTTAGAGCGCAGCCCGTCGGCTCCCATCATATACCAGCCTACATTGCCCTCGCTGCTATTCCACAGCTCCTTAATGATGAGGAGGGTACTGTAATCGAGATCACCGGCCTCATCCAGTACAATCAATGGCGTTTCAAGGATGTTTAAAGCGTATTTAATATTGCTTTTAACATCGATGTGTTTGCCTTTGTCATCTACTCCCAGCGTACGCGCGAGGAGCTTTACAAACTGGATGCGGGTTTTTGCCTGTGAGCAGTCGATGAAAAAGGCGTTGCGCATTCTGCGCGTAATGTGACGGGCGCAAAAGGTCTTACCAATGCCGCAGTCATCCACTAAAATCATTGACTGGCTTTTATCCTGGCACTCTCTGAGATTATCCTCAATCTCATTGTACACTTTGGTACGGGCTACCTTCCAAGTATTTTCACGCATTGTAACTTGTAACTGGTTGCCAATGGCGATCCAGTTTGAGTCGCTCAATATGCGATCTGTCTCTCCTCCTTTGAGGCGACTGTACGCTGAGCTGTTGATCCCTAAAGTTTTGGCGTAAGCTGCATCACTGCCGCCAAAGTTTTCGCGATCGGCAAGAATGGCTTGCCGTACTTTTTCTTTAAATTCTGGTGTGAGTAACATATTTGAGTTTTAATTATTGAAAGCTGACCGCCAGCTCCCTCCTTTATTTTCCTGAGGCTTGTAGTTAAACTCCTCCTCATAATCGTCAAGCACTTCAACCGGTTTAGGGTTTGGCTTTACGGTATTTTGATTAAGTCCAGGTATCTGGAACTTGTTGTTAAGTGTCTTAGGCTTGTGATTGATGACCGTTACCGGTTCTAAAGCATTTTTCTGCGCTCTTTGATACTGATCTATGGTCATTGCATAGCTGCTCATCAATTGCATCTGCTTGTCATCCTCTGGGGTACGCTCAATCTTGGCGCGGTTAGGTCTTGGTTTTGGCAGGGCTTCGCAGATGTACTGCCCGTTGATGTATACCAATGCCTTAAATACTTTGTCCTCGTGATCATCTAACCAGTAAATTTTTATCTCCTGACCTTCTACACGCTTCATTAAGCGGATCAGGCTCTCTCCGGTGAAGATGCTGCCATTGTCGCCCAGTAAAAACTCCCCGTATTGAAGCTTGATAATACCGGCATTACAGCTGCTCACGGTTTCAAATCCTAAATGAGGTAGAATGGCCTTATAATTTGTGGGCTTAAGGTTCTCGTTTTGCTTTTCGCAGAAATATTCCCAGCGGGTCATATTCTTGTTTTGCGAATGAGGCATATTATTCCATGTCTGGATATCAAGGAGGCAATCCTGCACTAACTGATCATAAGGGATGGTAATCTTTGACTCTGCGCCCTGTTGGTTTGACTCGCTGATCGCAAAAGGTCTGGCCAGCCATCCCTCGCGTTGCTTCTCAAGGCCGTAACGTAACTCCCCAAAATAGCGCTCAATCTTTTTGGAGCGGGCTTTGTTTGACTCAATGCGCACATCCTGAAACATTGCGCCCTCTCTTAAAAACGTGTCTTTAAATGATGAGTTAAGCGAACTTTCGCACTCCAAACCATCAGGCAAGTTGAAGCCCCACGCGTGGTAATTGCGAACCATCTGACGGTAAAAGTCAAGTATGATCCCCTCTTTAGATTTGCCGTAAACAAAGCAGGTAAATGCTTCGCTTGCCAGATCAATACCATTATAAAACCACATACGCTTACCTTTTGCATATTCAAAAGGAGGTTGACGGTCATCAATAGATAAGAGAGAACCGGCAAACTCAGGTCGCTCAAAGGAGTGATATGGGCTGAATTTGGTAAGTAGCTTTTGACGATCTCCAGAACGCGCAGCGTGGTTGCCAATCTCGTTCTCCCATTTGGTGAGATAGTTGGTAATTGTTGAGGGGCTTACCTGTGCATATCCTTTTGGGTTGTACAGTTCGCCTGTCTTACTGTTTACAATCTCAAGGTAACCGGCAAGAAACGCATCGTACTGACGTGCGATCTCGGTTGCCGTAGGCTTGTGAGGTTGTGTACTGAATAGATCATTAAGAAGTTTCTCCTCTTTGCTGGTGACCTTACGGGCATTGTCGTTTGCTTTGTATTTTTTAATGATACCGGCGTAACCCTCTTTTTTAAATGGTCTCAAGGCACGCTCTATAAAACGACGCTCACTGCGTGGTAAAGTGCATTGAAAGGTTTCCGGGTTCTTTTGCTCCTTAAGTTCAATGAAGCTTACCGCATCCTGCCAAAGTGAAGTATTGAGGCCGCGCATTGAGCCGCCTTTATTAAGGCGCTCAGTTCTCCGGTCAATCTCAAGTTTGAGAACTGCCTGTAAAATACTGGCGTTGGTGATGTGTTTATCTTGCGAGTCAAGAGTCAGGTACTCACCGTCCTCAAATTGGTAATTGGTATAAAAGGCGGTTGCCTCAGGATCAATCTTGTAATACTTCTCAAGTATGTGATCTGACTTGCGAGGGTCGCCAATCTTTTTTTGAATGTCCTTGGGTAGTGAGTCAAACTCAATCAATAATTGACGACCATTACCGCCCAATTGTACGCGGTTAAGGCCATAGCTCTTATTCTCGTAACGTTTACACGTTTTTGAGAGATTACCGGCTGTGAAAAAGTCCGGCACCAGCTCCTCTTTAGTAACTACTAATATGTCGTTCCAAACGTGAGGCATTTATTGCTGATCTTCTTGAGGGGTTAAAAACTCGGCTAGGTCCTTGCAACTTTTATATACCTGTTGCGCAAGTGGCGTGTTAATCTCACGCTCACCTAAAATGATATAGCGCACGTATTTTTGAGAACAACCGTGCTTGCGGGCGATTGATTCGCCTTGCCCTTTTAAAAGGGTTTTTTCATTTTCTGTGAACTCTGCTACCATTTTTTAGATACATTTGTTACTTAGAACAGAACAAATATATAAGATTATTTTCCAATAGTCCATACAATACGAAGAATATTTTCTTATGGTAGTAGAAAGACTGGCTGAATACATAGAGAACCAAGGCATTAGTTACTATGCTTTTGAGAATGCCATAGACGCGTCAAGGGGCTCTATATCAAAGGCTGTCAAACAAAAAAAGAATATCGGCTCCAATGTGATTGAAAATATTCTTAGTGTGTATGAAAATATTAACCCTATTTGGTTGTTAACTGGTGAGGGTAGCATGTTGAGGGAAAAAGATCAAGTGAAAGAAGCTGCTCGGGTTTACAAACTCAAGACAGATCGCGAGCTGCACAGTCAGCAAATACCGCTTTATAATCTGGAGGCAAGTGCCGGACTGGTGTCTCTTTTTGCAGATGCAGCAGGTCAAACACCAATCGACTACATATCAATACCAAATCTGCCTAAATGTGATGGAGCTTTGACCGTTGCTGGAGATAGTATGTACCCGCTTTTAAAATCTGGGGACATTGTGGCTTATAAAGAGATTCACGACTTGCAGAATGATATCTTTTGGGGTGAGATGTATCTCGTATCATTACAGATGGGGGATGAGGAGTATGTATCAGTAAAATGGGTACAGAAATCTGACAAAGGAGAAACGCATATCAGGCTAGTCTCCGAAAATCAACACCACCAACCCAAAGATGTGCCACTTGCGAAAGTACGCGCAATGGCTTTGGTCAAAGCCAGCATACGTATTAACTCAATGAGGTAAATTGTACACTTTCATTTGTACACAAGTCACTTTATAACTGCCTGAAAACAATAAAACGAACCGCAAGCCCCGTAAATAGGGGCTTTTTTATGTTTTGTAATTAAATAAGGCATTGCAGTAAGGGGGTGTGAGTTTGAAAAATACCCGCTTTCAATTGCCTAAATCATACTTTAAACACTCCCGAAATTGTCAAAAATTACAGGGTACTGTCCACCCAACTGTCCATGCAACTGTCCATGCAACTGCTTTTTGATGTATTTTTGATCAAAATGAAAAGCACAAAAAAACCGCTTTAAATTGCGGTTAAAAAGCGGTTGAATTGGGTTAACGTAATCGCCAAATCCCTATTAATACGTATTGTAAGGCTTTGTAATGGCCTTTTAAAGTACTGTTATGGTATAGTCTCGTATTGATTGGGCAATTATCACGTAATGATCAGGTATTAATGCGCATTTTGATTTTTACAGATGGAATGCCTTAAAATTGCGTGAAGCCTTGTTTTTACTGGCTTCAAAGCCTTTTTTTATTGTTCCTTTTTTATGTACGCTTTGTTTTGTGCCTTATACATAAAACCTTCGTCGTAGGCATTAGCATTTTCGGGATAACTCACAGCCCGCACGATCACAAAATGCAATTTTTTGTCGCGTAAAGCTACAAACTGCGGATTGCGTTTGAG